AGATTCACAGTGACTTTCGCGTATCAGTACTATGAGACTGATACCACTACTTAATCGTTAATAAATATTAGGAGGGCGAAAGTCCTCCTAACATTACAAAGGAACACTTAATGGCAGAAGGTTTTAAATTATTTGGTTTTGAAATAACCAGAACTAAAGATAAAAAAGCCATCAAATCTATTGTACCACCAAGAGACGACGATGGCGCTGGTTACGTAACTTCTACATCACATGGAGCGCACTATGGTCATTACATCAATATGGATGGAGATGATGCAAAAGATAACGCTCAACTTATATTAAAATACAGAGGCGCCGCAATGCATCCAGAAGCTGATGCAGCTATCGAAGACATAGTTAATGAGGCAATCACGGCAAGCGATATAAAGCCAACTTTAGAATTAAATTTAGAAAAAGTTCCAGTTGGTGCTGGAATAAAAAAACAAATACAAGAAGAATTTGTTAAGATACAGAACATGCTTAACTTTAAAGAGTTAGGTCACGATATTTTTAGAAGATGGTACATTGATGGAAGATTATACCATCATTTAGTAGTTGATGAAGCTAACTTATCAGCAGGTATTCAAGAGATAAGATACATTGATGCTGCAAAGATGAGAAAAGTAAAACAAGTTAAGAAGAAAAAAGATCCTGTAACTGGAGCTGCATTGGTAGAGAAAGTTGATGAGTTTTATATCTATCAAGAAAAACCAGGGGGACAACAATCTGGAGTTAAACTTACTAATGACTCAGTAAGTTACGTCACGTCTGGAATACTAGACGAATCTAGAAGAAAAGTAGTTGGTTTCTTACATAAAGCTTTGAAACCTATAACACAATTAAGAATGATTGAAGATTCTCTTGTAATTTATAGATTGGCAAGAGCTCCAGAAAGAAGAATGTTTTATATTGACGTAGGTAACTTACCAAGAGGTAAGGCTGAACAATATATGAAAGATATAATGGCCAAGTATCGTAACAAACTCGTTTACGACGCTAAGACAGGCGAAATACGTGATGATCGTAAACATATGTCAATGTTAGAAGATTTTTGGCTACCACGAAGAGAGGGCGGTAGAGGAACTGAAGTTTCATCTTTACCGGGTGGCGAGAACTTAGGACAGATAGAAGATGTTATATACTTTCAAAAGAGATTATATAGGTCTTTAAATGTTCCTATGAATAGGCTAGAGCAAGAACAGCAGTTCTCTCTAGGAAGAGCGACTGAAATAAGTCGTGATGAATTGAAGTTTCAAAAGTTCATAGACAGAGTAAGAAATAGATTTGCTCATTTATTCTATGATATTTTAAAGAAACAACTCATTATGAAAAATATTATAACTGAAGCTGACTGGCAATCTTGGAAAAATACTGTCGTAGTAGATTATTTAAGAGATAATCATTTCGCAGAATTAAAAGAGGCAGAACTTTTAAGAGAAAAAGTTCAAACTTTAGACCAGATTTCTCAGTACGTAGGTGAATATTTCTCTAAGGAATGGGTACAGAAACATGTGCTTCTATTCGACGATAAAGAGATAGAAGATATGAATAAAGAAATTGAAGCAGCACAAGCTCAAGAACCAGATGACCAAGGAGTAGTATAATGGAAAATGTAGCTAATAAGAAAAATATGCCTGATGGTGTCGAGACTATTGAAGATTTAGTTAGACATTCATTAGACCAAGATTATAATAAGGCTAATAAAGTGTTTGGCGATCTTATGTCAGATAAATTAAATACTGTATTAGATCAAGCTAAGATGAAAATAGCAGGACAAATATATAATGGCGATCCTGAAGATGAAGAAGAAATTGAAATTGACGACGAAGCTGAAGAAGATACAGAAAATGAAGAAGAAGTTGAAGGTGAAGAAGAAACCGAAGAAACTGAAGAAGAAATAGAAACAGAAGACGAGGCTGAAGAAGAAGAGGAAGAAGAAGAAGAGGTTCCTGTCGCAGCTGTCTAAATCTTAAAATGTATAAATAAAGGTAAAAGCATGAAAAGCTTTTTAGAATTAAGAGAATTAACTGGTAGAAAGCCAGAAGGTAAAGTAGTATTCGACAAGAAGGTTGGTAGAATACCAGTTAAAATACATAAAGAACGTACAGGGTTTGTAGCGTACGTAGATGGAGATAGACTTGATGTTTACCGTTCTCAAAGAGAAGCTGAGAAAGCGGTAACTGAATTTATCAAACAATATAAAGGAATGAAATAATGGAAATTAGACCTTTATCTGCAAAAGAAACGGCTAACGGCTCAGGAAACAGAACTAAAGTTGGCAGAGCACAAACCGTTTATATATGTGCAACAGCAGACGTTTTGATTACTAATCACACTACTGGTTTTACTTTTCAAATGTATGAAAACCAAGCGATAGTACTTCAAAAAGAAAAAGATGAAGAAGTTTATGCTGGTTCTGCAGATGCGCATTTTACAAAAATAGCATATCCAAGAGGTTAACATGAAGTTAATATCCGAATACGCAGAAAACAAATTAGATTTTTTAGTCGAAGAAGATAAAAAAACTGGCAAAAAGAATTATGCTATACAAGGAATCTTTGCGCAAGCAGAGACAAAGAATCGAAACGGTCGAATATATCCAATGCCTATCATGGAAAAAGCTTTAGGCAAATATGTAGACACACAAGTAAGTAAGGGAAGAGCAGTTGGAGAACTGAATCATCCTGAAGGACCGACCGTTAATTTAGATAGGGTTTCTCATAAGATTGATGACCTTCACTTCGAAGGAAACAATGTTATGGGTAAGGCATCGATATTGGACACTCCTATGGGACAAGTTGTTAAAGGCTTACTCGATGGCGGCGTCACATTCGGTGTATCGACTCGTGGTATGGGAAGTTTGAAGAACAATGGTAACGCAATGATCGTTAATGACGATTATATTCTTAACGCGGTGGACATCGTGCAAGATCCATCAGCTCCTAGCGCTTTCGTTAATGGGATAATGGAAGGAGTAGAGTGGGTTTGGAATAACGGTATCATTGAATCTCGAACAGTTGAAAAAATGGAGACTGAAATTAAAAAGGCTCCGCGAGCTAATCTCTATGAGACCGAGGTTCGTGAGTTTAAGAATTTCCTCTCGTTACTGAAATCAAAATAAGGAGTCAAAAATGACTGATAAAGAAATAATCGAAGATCAGGATCAGGACGTAGAACTCCAAGAAGACGATGAGGAAATCTTGGAAATGCAACACGATCCTAAGAATGCTGAAGCTCAGTCAATAGCTGCTACTGATAAAGCAGGTGACGCTACAGGTACCGCAAAGCTACCAAGCATGGGTACTGCTAAAAACGTCATGAAACGAGATCCAATGCCAAAACTAACTAAGGCTGGAATGATTAACGCAATGTATAAAAACATGAAGAAAGCTGATAAGAAAAAGCTGGAAGGCATGTATAACAGTGTCATGCAAAATAATAGCACAGATCCTGAAGCATTTGACGGTGAATCAATCCAAGAAGAGCCAAAGTTAGAAATTAAGCATGACTTTAAAGACGATCTTAAAGCTCTTGTCAGCGAAGAAGCTACACTGTCTGATGAATTCAAGCAGAAAGCAGAAACTATCTTTGAGACTGCAATCAATTCAAAATTAGCAGATGAGATTGATAGACTTGAAGAGAAGTATAATGAGGAAATTACTGCAGAAGTAGAAAATACTAAAGCAGACCTCGTAGAGAAAGTAGACAATTACCTAAACTACGTAGTTGAAAACTGGATGAAAGAAAACGAATTAGCTATCCAAACTGGTTTAAGAACTGAAATAGCTGAAGACTTTATGAATAAGTTAAAAGACGTATTCGAAGAGTCTTATATTGCAGTGCCAGAAGGAAAGACTGATTTAGTTGACGAGCTAGCAGATACAGTTGACGATCTTGAGAATAGACTCAATGATACAACTAGAGATGCTATCGAGATGGCTGAAGAGTTAGAAGGCTATAAGAGAGATGCGATAATTAGAGAAGCATCTAAGGACTTAGCTGAAACTCAAGTCGAAAAGCTAAAAGGTTTAGTAGAAAAAATTGACTTTGAAGACGAAGAAACTTTCTCACAGAAAGTAGCTACTGTTAAAGAGTCATACTTTACTAATACTAAAATTACAACCACTGGAGAAGAAGTGGCTGATGATGACGAAGCTCCAATACAAGCTTCCGGTTCAATGGCTTCATATCTCTCTGCAATTAAGAAAACAGCAAATAAATAAGGGAGTCGTCGATGAATACAACATCATACGATAAGTTGATCGAAAAATGGGCTCCAGTACTTAACGAAGAAAGTGCTGGCAAAATTACCGATCATCATAAGAAAGCTGTAACAGCTGCTGTTCTAGAGAATCAAGAGATCGCTCTAAAAGAAGACGGAGCATTGAATGAGACTACAGTCACAGCATCAGCTGCAGCTAATTGGGACCCAGTATTAATTGCACTCGTAAGAAGAGCTATGCCAAACTTAATGGCATACGACATCTGCGGCGTGCAGCCAATGACTGGTCCTACAGGATTAATTTTCGCAATGAAATCAAGATACAAAGGTACTCTTGTTAAAGCTGGTCAAGCTGATAACGCTGAAGCTCTATTTAACGAAGCTGAAGTTAACTACTCAGGTGACTCTGCTCTAGCAGGTATGGGATCAGATCCATCAGGATTAAACGGTCTTACTGACCCGGCTGAAGGTTCTAACCCAGTAACTTCTATCGCTGACTCTGCGGCAGAAGCAGCCTCGTTACCGACTAAGTCAATCGACTTGTACTCTACAGCAGAAGCCGAGCAACTTGGCGTATCTGGTGGTGAAGCTTTCGCAGAGATGGGATTCACCATCGAAAAAGCTACTGTGACTGCAAAGTCAAGAGCTTTAAAAGCTGAGTACACTTTAGAATTGGCTCAAGATCTTAAGGCTATCCACGGCTTAGACGCTGAGACAGAATTGGCAAATATCTTGTCAACAGAAATCTTAGCTGAAATAAATCGTGAAGTCGTAAGAACTATTAACGGTCAAGCTAAAGTAGGTTCTCTACAAACTAACACAGCTATTAACGGTATCTTCAACGTTCAGACAGACGCCGATGGTAGATGGTCAGTT